GTTGCCAATATCCCAAAACGTATCGACTGGAATGTCGAGCTCGTCAATATGACAAATACCGCCACGTTTGCGTAGCTGTAGCATATCTTTTGCGTAGTAATGGCCTTCTGTGCTGACTTGGAAGGGCTCGTCAGGGAATGATGGGTACTCTTGCCACATCCTTTCTTCTGCGCCCACAAAGTCACTGTTCTTGATTGCCACATACCAAGCGCGTTGATCGGGATCAAGGCGCATATCGATACCCATATCGCGCTTGGCTATCATCTCGACTTGATCAAAGTATTCGTGTTCTTTGTCAGTGATATCGACCGTGCGTGAGTTAACACGGTAGTTGTCTTCTTGCCACCACGCATAAAAATGCAATCGGTAGTCTTTACTCGATAGCTTCTTGCGTGAATAAAAATGCTTTTGTGCAGCTTGAGTTAAGCGGAAGAAGTCGCCCTCACGACCTTCGGCGGTTGACTCAATGACTAAGATACCGCTGGCAGGTACAGCAGGGATTGAACCGGTCATTACCTCTTTTGCTTTGTCCGGATATTTAGCACAAATTTTGCCAAACTCTGATATGTGCAAGCGATGAATGGTGCCAGAACGCATTGACGTGGCCACACGTATTGATGAGTTGTTGTGCTCGAATAACAGCTCAGCAGCACTGTCACGCTTTAAAGGGAAGCGCTCACGTATCTCAGTGGGCAGATTCTCATACGCAAACTTAACCTTATCCCTGAAGATAACCTCAGACGCATTTTTATCTTGCGCGATAATGCCGCAGCGCTGATCAGCATTAAATAAAGCATGGTCAAGCCATAGAATAGCGATGAGCGTGGTAAAACCAAGCTGGCGAGCCTTCAGGATGATGTTGCGGTGCCACAATCTATCGACGAACTTCTTTTGCGCAGCGTTTGGCTTAAACGGCACGACGTAGCTTTCGGCTTCAACGTCTTCTTCGTCATCACCTTTAATCATAATCTTATACAGACAGCCACTAAACACACGCCAATACGGATCAGCTAAGCATCTTGCCAGCTCAGCGGCGTCCGTTGGCAGTGGGTTTAAGGCGGTGCTGTGGATTACGTTAGGCATCTTTATCGCCTTCACGCTGACGTTTGCGCTTGGTATAAGCGACACGCGCAACATCAATGAGCATCAATACCACTTCGAGCAATACTTTACGTTTACGCATCGTCGTCACCACTCACGCCAATACTATTGCTGGCAGGCGCGTCCTCATATTCGGGATCAGCTTTCACTACACCAAAAGCATTGCCGTTATTATTCGCAATGCTGTGTAGCAATGTGGTGAGGGCATCGACTGGCGAGCTATCAACGTCATCAAGGCCATAAGCTTGACGCTCTAATGTTACAAGCTTGGTCATGGTGTCTGCCAAGTCTTTCATGACGCGCACATGATTAGATAAAGACGTGACACGCTCATACGCTTCAAGCGCGCTTTCATCAATCGCATTGGCTTTGAGTGCTGCAATAAACAAGTCTTCTAAGCGTGCGCGGTTGTCAGTGCCAATCTGCGAGCTAAGGTCATCAAGTAAGGTCATGGCAAGCTGGCGAGCGGTGCCAATGTCTTGACGATGTGATAAGCGCACGTTGGCCGTAAGCTGTGCGTTCTCTTCGATGGTCATGTCATCGCTAGATACCTGGTTACTTGCCAGCGATTGCACTGCACGCTCTTGTATTATTGCGTTTGCGCGTTCTTTAATACGATTTTTGAGATCACGCTTCCAACCATGTTTTTTAGCACGACGCCTAACTGTGCTGTCAGCGACGCCAAAATCTGAGGCTAATTGAGCGAATGTGCGTAAGTCTGCGCGATATAAGCGCTCAATCTCTTCCCAATCGACCTCGACTTTCTTCTTTTTACTCGCCATTTCATACTCCAAACGCCTTTAATAGCTTGATGTTAGGGTCTGTACGTGAAAAGTGCGAACCTTATAAGGGTGTTATGCACGCTTATGCGCGTAGGCGAGCATGATTAAGCGTTTTTCATTCATTTATTAAGCAACCATCAATCACCAGGCACAAAAAAACCTCACAATTAGCGAGGTTTTGCTGATTAATGCGCGTACATTAGCAAGCTATGCGTGATTCTTAGACAAATCCCTAAGCATCTTGCGCATCTCTTTCATTTCTAAATCCATTTTGGCCGTCGTCAGTGCTGCATGATGTCCTATCTCTATATTGCTATACTGCATCGCATCTGCTGCCATAAGCGAGCCAAGTATGCGAGCCTCCTTTGGCGTCAACGTCCAAACATCATCGCCAATATCCACTTTTACCGTACCACACGGCAGTACGATCTTACTGATAATACGTGCCTGATTATGCTTCACTGTCGGCACATAGACACCGCGCTGAATACGATGTATCAATCCATCATTAACTAATGACGTTAGCTTCTCGTCGATAATCGCAAGCGACAAATCAATCACTGCTGATAACGTCTCGCGTGTGACTGACTGCTCTTGATTGTTTAAATCGACCACAGCGTCTAGCACCATTTGCTTATTCGTTATACGCATACAATTACCCTCAAAATTGTTATAATCAGTATGCGTAATAACATTGCTCTGTTACTTGCCAGCTCTAAACCGCCCTTGCCTGCCAGCTCTGGGCGGTTTTTATTTGTCTGCGAAAAATTGCATATAGAAAATAAAGCACCCAACTACAATGCACGCGATGCTATAAGCAATTTGCATATAAAACTGTTTGTTATTCACTCGCCAACTCCTTTAATAAAATCACTCACCCAAGAGTTATCTGCCAAACGACACCTAAACCTTGATTGACTGCCAAAATTAACCATCACACCAGCGCCATCCTCTAGGTTCTCATCAATCAGCACCGATTCAATCTTACTGGTATCTATGTAAATCACATTACCTGAAAGATTTAACGCCTTAACCAAGCGCTTTGATAACTTGCCAGCCTTGTACGCGAGTACAGCAACGACACTGCCGTACATCAGCATGAAGACAAAGCTAAATAATGTATAAGTCACTCGCTCACCTCCACAATAAAATCACCCAACACCGCATTACCATCTACCTGACCATGCAACCAAGCCAAGTCACGCGAATTATCAATCACAATATCGCCAGGCTTAAACTCAATAGCGTTCTCCGATACGTGATTGCCCTCGATACCACCACGTCCTACCAAGTGAATCAGCACACCATGCTCACGCACTAAGTCAGCTTCGTTTTCAAAACGAACATCAGGCACAATCACACACTTGCCAGCGTTTAAGCGAGCAAAAGCCTTTACCCAGATATCACCATCAATAAGATTGCGACCCCATTCAGTGCCTAACGTCTGCATCATGTGACGAGGCGTAACACCATAATCATCGCTTACTACCGCTTTGGCATCATCACTGCAATCCACGCCGATAGCGCGTAGCATCTCTTTAAGCGGATCAGCGAACGATGAGCGCGACCAATCATCGCTTAAATTATCAAGCAAGTAGCTGGCGAGTGTGTCCTTGCCTGCGCGTGCTGGTCCTGCGATACCGATAAGGCGCATTTCTTTACTACCTCGTTGTAAAAATTCATTTTTTTGCTGACAAAATAAACATACACTGCCGTTTTCACCGTCAATCTTCTGTTGCTCACTGTAAATACCATAATCTGTTTGGCAGCCAGCGCATGTTATTAACTCACCAAACGTCTGCGCTGGCGTGTCATCGTTGAATGTGTCGTCAGCTGCTGGTGCTGGCTTGTCAGCATTAACCAATATGTAGCAATGGTTAAATTCTTTTTGGCTCATTACGTGCTCAATATCACAACCTTCATCGTTGTAATAGACGCCAATCCTTCCTGATCGCCTAACCTTGATAAAACTACCATCAAGCGTGTTTTGCCAAAGTCCTGTTTTAATATTAGTCATTGACAGCCTCCTTGCCTTGCTCTATTAACGCTGCGTCAATCAACGCTTGCTCGCGCTGTGCCTGATTGTCGCCCAGTTGCACCGGCAGGTTTTTAAATGAGCTGATACAGCCGTCAATATCAACTGTGCCTGTGACTGCTCTAGCTGTGCCCGTGAGCATTTTTACTTCTATCTTCATAACTCGCCTGCCTCAATGGATATAACTAAAGGTTGGAATGATTTATTAAATTCAGATAGCTTTTCAAAACCTTCCTCACCGTTGCATGTGAAGCGCACAAGGTAAGGTGTGTTTGTCTCAATAATATCGACAACATAATCAGCGTCGCTCTTCTTAACCCACTGACTACCGATAGTAGGGCTTATAAGTGGAGGCTTGCCATTATCTAATATTCGTTCTAACGCGCCAGCCGCAGCGCGTGACATTTGTGGTCCCATGTTTTTAACTCCTCAATAAGTTTCTAAAATCTCAATCCCATGAAATGCGAGCATCATGTGCCGGCGCATCCTATAATCAGTCAATTTTGCCGTGGCCTTTGATTTAACGTCTTCAACGACCACCTCACCCTTCTTGATATCGTAGTACCTAAAATCAGAGGTATAGCGCATGGCTGGCGTGGCTTTCTTGTCGCCACTAAACTTGACGCTTTTTACCAAAATAAAAACTGGCTGAACTTCTAAATCCTTAATCTCGCCAGCGCGAACTCGCATCACCAGCTCTTCGTAGCGTTTTGCCTCTCTTGTGCTGTCAAACTTAATGCCATCTACTGTCTTTTTGACCGCATTAAACTTGTTTTTCGGCTCTCCGGTGATTTCTCTGACCAACTGCTCCAGACTAGAAGGTCTTTTACTGCTTTTACGTGCCAATTTCACACCCTCCTGCTCTTTAAATCGTCCTGACTGACGTATGCACCGAACCCATCAATAAATCGCTTAAATCGTCATCTAGTGCGCCGCCTTCTCGGTCCCACTCACACACCTTGCCGTTATCTCTCACGCCGTCTATCTCAATCGCGCTACATGAGTAACGCTGTAATTTACTGTGATACGACAAGCCAATAACAAAATCACCTGCCTGCGTCACCGCTGAATTTTTACGATAGATCATAGCGTTCGGCTTGCCAGCCTTAACCGCTGCTACTAAATCAGCAAATTTGCGCTCGCCTGTCGTGTAGTCGGATGGGTCCTTCTTCACGCACTCACCTCCCAATCCTTACTACCGTTAATAAAACTTAGAAAATCTGTGTGGCTGATCTCATGCAAATTGTTAAGCACGACGCCTACAGCTGCTGGACACGCCTGCTTAACGGCACTCACAATATCGTCATACGCTGGCATGTCCGGCTGCTCGAATAAGACAATCTCGTTAGAAACTGGCTGCCATGCTTTCGGACTGCTGCACCAAGGCATGTCGATGTGGACGAAGGCGATGAAGTATCTGTCTGGTTTGCTCATACCATCTCTCCCTGCATCTCAGCAAGCAATCTCTGATAAGCCTTGTTCGGGTTCTCACCTTTGCGCTTATGAGCTTTGATGTATCGGTCAGTCTCAATGATGCTCATGCCCGGTAGTGGCTCTGTCCAGCGCCAGTTAGGGTCATTCATGGCTGGTACGTAGGTGACTGGCTCTGGTGACTGAAACTCTGCTTGACTAGGGTGGTAAACGTCAGGTTGCTGACTAGGTGGCTTATAATCAGGATTTCTCTCGTTCCAACCGTTAAATGCTGGCTCGTATTTCTCTTGTGCTGATACTGGTGCAAGCTTACGAAATTTAATTTCGTTGTTTATCCAAGTAGTGAATGCGCTGGTCCAGCATTTGTATTGAAGACCCTTCGCTTTTACTCCGCTTTCGAATGTATCTAAAAATAAAGGTATGTTGATTCCATACTCATTCATCTTGTCTACTTGCTTGTCAGTAGGTTTAAAATCATTAGGATAATCAGTGAGCTTTTTAACGGCTTTTTTTGATGATTTCTTTTTAGCACCAATATCTGTGTTTATATCTGGTTTAATATCTGTGTTTATATCTGGTATAGGTCCGTCAATTCTGGTGAATCCATTCGTCAATTCTGGTGAATGGACTTGCTGAATTTGGTGAATGGGTTCGTCA